GTCCTCCTAAGTTTTTGAAGTCGGATCGAGCCTGCTCGTCCGGTACCTGACCGTAAGACTCAGCTTCGCCGCCGCCAGAGGAGTGTCCCCCTCCTTCGATGACCACGCTGTTTTTCCTTCTTCTACTTCGCTCGCGAGTCCGCCGAACGTGACGTCGGCGCAGATCGCGAGCATTGCCCAAACGTACAGCGGGTCCAGCGCGGCGTCGGGAGATACGCCGGATGAACCCGCTGCTCGCAATTCGAGTGAGACGGAGAGTTGATGCTCCGTCAGCGGCGCGCGGTATTGCTGCTGACTGAGCGGCTTCGGAGGATCGTCGTCGTTGTAGACCATGATCGCCGGTAGCGAATCGATTTCAATCGGCCGCGTGCGCTCGCGGTGGACCGTGAGACCCGCCGGAGCGTTCGCCGTCGAGCCATCGGGCCTGACTGCGGTCGGCGCACTGAGCGCCGCCACGACCGCGATGACGATTTGTTCCCGGATCGAAGCCACGAACTCTCCTCTACGACGCCGACAGCGTCTGGTTTATCGAAGGCAGCTGGAACCAAACGCCGCCGAGAGCTTCGAGCACGAGCGTGTCGCCGATGGCTCCGCCGAAAGTCGCTTTGTGGTTTGCGCCCGAAGAGATTCCCGCGGTCGTCGCCACGGTGTGAGCGTGCGCCGATTTCGCGATGATCTTCAGGACCTTGCCGTCGTCGGCCGGAGTCGACGGGTTCGCCAGCGTCATGACCTGCACGCCGGTGCCGGAGAGCGTGACGGTTCCCTCTTTCTGGGAGATCGCGCCGGACGCCGTGTAGTCATTCACCGCGTACAGCTGCTCGATGGCCGCGTCTATCGCGTCCATGTTCGCGGCTTCCGCGGGAACGCCGCCGACGTTGCCCTCCACTTCGTTAATGCCGTGCTGCGGCCTCGTGAGAGCGAGCCGCCCAGATGTTTTCAACATGCCTGCCTCCTTCGAAATTTAGACTCCGAGTAAGAGCTTCGTGAGACCGCCGTCGCTTTCGCGGAGCCGCTCGCGAACCGTGAAGTTCTTAGCGTTCACTACGACCGCATCGCCCACCTTCAACGTGGGAAACGCCGAGGATTGCACAGTGAGGGTTGTCGCCGTCGCGATGACTTCACCGCGCGTCGCGTCCTGCACGAAAATCTGATCCGCCTCGTCCAGCAAACCAATCCCCGCCACACCGCCCACGGTGATCGCGATTCCCATGTCCCTCATCAAAGCGGGGATATCGGAATCGCCGAACGCCGCAGCGGTGGACGGGGTCGGCATTTATTTCTTGTCGTCCTTCTCGCGCTTCACCTTCGGAGTCGGACCGGAAAGTTTTTCCGGCTTGGGATCGGTGTTGGTCGGATGCTCCATCCGATTGACAACACCGGCCGACGGCTCCGGCACATCGCCCTCTTCGAGATGGTCGACCGCGGACCCTTCGCCGATGAGTCGTGCCGCGAGAGGACGCGAGACGTTGAACACGCTGTCCTTTTCCGCGTGCTCGCCGTCGAGAATGATGTGACGGGTGAGCCGAATCTTTCGCACGTTCCTTCGTTCCTGCATTGCTCGCCTCTCTTCTGCGGCTCAGGCGGACCCGGAGGTCCGCCTGTCGCACGCTTGGATTTTGCCGCGGCATGAGCCGCGGGAAGGACTACGTGGTGACGATGAACTTCGCGACAACGAACGCGACGGGGTACTTCAGCGTCACGTCGGTGAGCATGAACGTGGTGAGTTCGATCATGCCCTGCTTCTTCAGGCGGTAGGGGTCCACCACCAGTTCGAAGCCGCTCCCCCACATGCCGATGACCATCGTCTCGAAGATTCCACGGATGAGCGTGTGCAGAGTCGCGCCGCTCGAACCCTTCGTGGAGTTCTTGGTGACTTGGTTCGAAGAGCGCGCGCGGTAGCCGTCAACCGTGGAGTCGTCCGCCCAGATCGGCAAACCGATGGTGTTCCCCAAGCGAGCCGTGCGCTTGAGAGACGATTTGATTCCCGGCGTGGTCAGCCATGCGCCGTCGCCGAGTTGATCCGCGTTCGCGTCTTCGAGCAGTTCGGACATCTTGACGATGTCGTCCCACGATAGCGCGCCGCCGTTGCCAGCATCCGCGATGGCCACATACGACTGAACGCCAGACGTGGAGCCGATGCCGAGAGGTTGGTTCGAGCCGCCGCCGACGATGGCGACGCTGTCCACGGCGAGAGCCATGTCGCGAGCCAGGTCTTCACGCACGAGAGTGTCGACGTCCACCACCGCCTGCGCGAGCAATTGCCGCGAGTAGCTGCTCGAAGATTGGTACGTCTTCGGGGAGCTTGCGATGGAGCCGAGAGTCAGCGCGGAGTCCGCCACGTCGGAACCGGGATTTTCTCCAACCCACGAGCCGGACGCTTTCCCGGTCTGCTTCGGGTAGGAGACGTTGTCGCGGAGACCCGCGATGGTGCGCGCGCCGAGTTCCTTCACGCGCATCGAGTTGTACAGAAACTGAATGAACTCACCCGGCTCGGTGAATTTCAGTTCCTGCCCTGCGGTCGCCGTGCCGGAGTCCAGACCGGCGCGCATTTCGAAGAGCTTCGGGTACTTCGCCCGGAGTTCCGGCGTCATGGCGTGACGTATGCTCCACGGGATGAACAAACCACCGTGGCGCGAACCCTTCCAATCTTTCTCGATGGTGTCGCTGATCTCCATCTCGAAAGAGTTCTCACGCTTCGAGGACCCGCCACTGGATGCGGCCTCGATGTTTTTCACGGCGGTCATGATCCCGCGCGCGAGGTTGTATTCCTTCTGCTCTTTTTCGGTCAGGTCTACCCGCTCCTGGCCGTCGGTTGGCGGCTGCACGAGCGTTTTCCCGCCGCGCTTCGCCACTTCCTCCAGAACGAACCGCGAGAACTCGTCGACGGATTTACCGCCAGCGACGAACTCGGCTGCCTTTTCCTGATCGATTCCGTGGACCTTGCCGAGCCGAATGATTTCAGCGGCGGCGGTCCGGGAGTCGTTTACAGCTGTTGCTGTATTTGGTTCCACTTTGACCTCCTTGAGATTCGGCTCGGAAGCCGGATTTGCACTGCGAACTAAAACTGGGTACTGCCGGTCCCCGGCCTTGCGGTCGTTGCCGACCGTCGGATCGGCGGGGACGCCTACAGAACTTGCCTCCATCGGGGTCCACTTCGACGCACGGTACGTGTCGCCCTCGTCCTTCGAACTCGTCACGAGGGTGTACTCGTTCACCATGTAGCCGACGGAGATGAACCGCCGAATGCCGTCCTGAATGTCCTGTTTGATCTGCTGCGCCGGAGCGCTGCGAGAGAAACGGACTTCGCCGCGGAGCTTCTTGTCGTCTCCGACTTTCACCTTCTCGACGATGCCGATGACCGACTTCGCGTCGTGGGAATCCAGAAAAGAGAGTCCGCGCTTCGCGCGCGATAGGTCGACCGCGTCGGCCGAATGGTCTAGGACTTCTTTCCCGAACCATCGATCGACCGGGTACTCCGAAGAGATCGAAATGGCGAAACGGTCTTCGTCGCGTTTCCCCGCCGCCTCGTCTTCTTCGTTGTCCGTGTCGTCCGAATTTTCGTCGGCGTCGTCGTCATCGTCCTCTTCGTCATCGTCCGCGGAATCGGCCGGCTTCCCCGCGGCTGCTTTCTTCTTGCGCTCCTCCTCGGCCGCGGCGCGCGCAGCGACCTCCTCCGGCGTGAGAACTTTCTTCTGGCGCCTCTTGATCGGCTTCATCTCCAGAACTTCGAACTCGCGCGAGAGCATCGGGAGCGAGTCGCCGAGCTTTTCTTTTGTCCTTACCAGCGTTGGGTTCATCGACCCCTCCTGAGCGAAATGATTCGGCGCGCTCCCGCGACCGCGTGTTTCTTACTGTCGTCCTTGCCATCAGCGTCCGCCTCCGGCTGGCCCTCTTCGTCTTCCTCGTCGACCTTGTCGACCGGCCCCTTGTCCACCACCGGAGCCTTGGCGGTGATCGTCAAGTGCAGATCGTTCTCGTCGGCCATGCGCTCCTCTTCGGCCAGCTGCTCGAAGATTTCCTCGACATCGCCGCCCTGCTCTGACACAAGCGCGTCGCGGGACGTGAGTCCCGCGCCGATGCCGAGGATTCCGGCCTGCACGTCTTTGAGCGGATCGACCCAGAGCCATCCCCGCGGTTCCCACTTCCCCTCGCAAAATCTCGAGGGATCGCGCGAGTCGAGCACCAAAGCGCCGGTGAGCAGCGCCATCGAGAGCCACGGCTCGAACGTCGGCTGCAGAAAATTTTCCTTCATGAAACTCTGCATCTGCTTCCACTGGTCGCGCTCGATGAGCAGACCGGAGCGCATGCTCGAATAGTTCACGCCTTCGAGGTCGCACGCGAGCGCGTTGTAGGAGACGCCGAGAGAACTGGCTACGAACCGGAGCATCGCCTTCACAAACGTAGGGAACGCGCCGGACGGGTGATCGGGAGACCACGCCTGAAACTCCATCCCCGGAGGCAGCTGCTCGATGACACCCGGCTCCGCATTGATCCGGTACTTCGCGTCGGGGTTCGGTTCGACGAACGTGGACGCGTCGACGGTTTTCAGGAAACCCATCTTTGCGGCGCCGGTGCGCGCCGCCACGAGTTCCGCTTCGACGTAGCCGCCGAGCATTCGAAGTTCGACCATGCACGGGTGATAGACCGTGATCCCGCGGGTTTGATTCACGCGCTCCGGGTCGTACAGATGGAGGATCTGGTCGGCCGGGATTCGCGTTCGGAGTAAAGAGCCTCCGAGATCGGAGGGATGCTTTTCATTGATGTGGTAGGCGACCGGCCGTCCCCACTCGTCGACTTCCACTCCCATCCGAATCTCGTTCTCCTGCTTCGACGGCGCGCGCGAAAACAAATGGTCGAGTTGATCCGCGTCGATGAGTTGGAGCGCGAACCCGAATTTATTCGGGAAGCCGAGGACCTTCCGAATGAACACCTCGCCGTCCGTCTGCATGTTCTTCAGCGCGAGCACCTGCACCGCGCGAAAAGAAAGTTTGCCGTCGACGGTGCAGTTTCCCTTTTTCCCCCACTCCTTCCACGCCGCCTCGATTTTTTGATTGAAGAGCGTGTTCAGAGTCTTGTCGTTGTTCCGCACCTGGGCCTTGTAGCCGATGCCCTTCTCGCCGAGCACGTTCGCCACGAGTAGCTTCAGGTAGGACTTTGCGACGGGATTATTGCGGGAGAGTTCGCGAGCGCGCGCGCGGAGCAGGCGCATGTTGCCTTTGATTTCCTGATCGGCGGAGAGGATCGAAGCGACCCAATCCATCGTGAAGCGACCGCCGGTCGCTCCGTTGAAAACGGTGAGACCGCGCGTTTTGCCTGTCAGGAACGCGGCGACGCGCCGCAGTACGGTGAGAGCGTTCACTGTTGCAACCCCGTGACGTCCTGCCACGTCGGCGGGTAGTCCGGCGACTCGGGCTCCAGATCGAACTGCACTCGATAAGGCACGCCGAGTTGACCGGGGTGGTTCTGACGCCAGATCGCTGCGCGAAGTTCACCGCGGATCGTCCGCAATTCGGCGATGGGGATTTTCGAGACGGAGCGTCCGGCGATTTGGTACGCCTGAATGTCCGACGTGAGCCGCCCCTGAATTGCGGCCTCCACCACCACGAGCGTCTGCTCCTCCCACGTATTGAACGCACCGGCCGCGGCCGTGGCCACGTTCGGCTCGATGTTGATCACCAGTTCGTCGCCGGTGAGGTCGTACACTTCGCCTGTCCCAGAGTTCGTGAGCCGTTCGGCATAGCGGAATGGACCGGGGTTGAGAGACGCGGTGTCAGAGGGGATGAATTCAATCTGGAAGATGTTGTCGAGGATCGTCGCGGCTTTGTTGAATTTCTGGGTGAGACCGTTCAGGTAGATCGTGTACAGCCAGCCGTCGCTCGGTTGGAAGTCCCCGAAAGAGCGCGTGAACTTGACCGTCGTCCCGGCAGGGAAGTGGTCAGGCACGACGTCGGGGATGATCGGCGGCATGCAAGGAAAATAGCTGAATAGCTGGAGGGAAAAATACCTGAGACTTTCTCAGGTTACGGAAGTTCTAATGAGGACGGCTCCCGAAGTCGGGGGACAGGGGAGCCGTCGGGGTGGTAGGAACTACGGTCTGCGGGATTTTAGAGTCGAGCAGGGATTCGCGGCTGTTCATTTCTGGACAGCCCGCTATGATGCTTCCTCATTCGCGCGTGCGCCGTCAAGTTCTTTAATCGTTAGACGGACCTCGCGGATACGCTTCCCCTTGAGCGCCGCGCGCGCGCGGAGTTCAGCGAGACCGCGCGCCGCGGCCGTGTCCATCTCCGCGGCCTTCGCGACACAAGACTGGAACGCGGCGTGCGCCGGTTTCACTTCGGGAAAGAACGCGGAGACGCTGAAGGACCTCATCGCCTCCTCCGCGCGGCGCGCTTGATGCGACGCCGCTCGCGGAGCCGCTCCAGATCGCGTTTGAACTCCGGCGACTGCCACGCGCGGACCGCGTCGCGCGCGAAGTAAACCACGGCGCAAAACGCCGCCACAAAAAGCGCTTCCTGAATCGTCATGAGCCGTAGCCTCCGAAACCCTCCGCGCGGTCCGCACACTCGTCGCATTGGTAACCGCGAGCGCGGTCGGCGGGGGTGAGTTTGTTTTTCTTCCCGCAGTTCGGACAGGGGAGGTTCCGCGGGTTGCGCTTCGAGGCGGCGCGAAGAGCGGAGCGTCCGCCGGGATCGGCGAAGTCGATGCGGTCGCCGTCTTCGAAATCATCTTCGTGTGGCATGGGTTTCTCCTATTCGAGCATGTCGAGAATGAACTGCACGACCTTCGGCTCCGCCTTTCGTTCGCGGAGCACGACGATCAAATCCCTGTCCATGAAGTAGCCGGACGGAATTCCGTAGTCGTTGTCGGGGATGAACGTGTAGATACCGCTCGCGATTTTTTGCGCGCGGCGCTCCGCGGTGAAGTGGAGCCACTGCGTCATCTTGATCACAGACCGAACTCCTTTCGTTTGGATTCGAGCTTCGCGACGACCGCGGCGACGGAGAACACGGCGAGCGGCGAAGAGCAGGTAGAGCCGGTCAAAGGATCGCGGAAGAGAACTAACCCTTCCCACGCGCCGAGCCACTGCGCCCCGGCGAGTTCGACCACGCGCTCCTCTTTGGTAACCGTAACGATTTCGTGCATGAAAGCCTCCCCCATCAATTCCGCGAGCGAGTGCAGCGCCGCCGCGTTCACGGCCGCACCACCGACAGATACATCCCCACGAGGATCGCCACGGCCGAGAGGATCACGAGCGCCTTCGAGAGCCGTGGGAACTCAGCGAAAAACCAAACGAGCATCACGAGCGGGAAGCGCTTCATGGCTTCACCTTGAGGCGCTTCAGTTCGTCGGCAACGAGACGCGCGAGAACTTTCTTCATTGGTTGGCCAGATACTGCGGCGAGAATCTTCAGCGACCGCCGGACCTCGGTAGTGGTGTAGATGAGAGCGCAGCCTTCGCTTTTCAGAATTGTCATCGGTTGCTCCAACGTAGAACGCGGACACGGCCCGAGTACCACGGATCGTTCAGGTTGACGGAAGAGAAGCGAGCGACGCCGCGCTCAGGGACAGAATCGATGAACTGACCATCGCCGAGATACGCGGCGACGTGGACGCGTCCTACCACGAGGACGTCGCCGGGGAGCAGAGCGTGGAGAGACCGCCACGAAGAGACCTCTTCGAACACCGCGAGATCACCTTGGCAGCCGTCCCACATTTCCGCCGCCAAGCATTCGCGATGCCCGTGAGCGCGATTGATGAGAGCAGAGCAGGTGAGCGCTGTGTACGGCGTGCCTTCGAGCGCCAGGAGTTCATCGATGAACGATTGGCTGCACGCTCCAGAGACCGTCACGGCAAAGACGGTGAGTAACCCGAAGAGAGCGAGGACGGCGCGGCGTAGACGCTGCCAGCGCGAGGCGTTGCAGATGATCACCGGCGCGAAGTCGGGATAAGTACGGTCGTACTTCAGCAGTTCGTCGATGGAAGTCATCGGGGACAAGCGCTTCATTTCAACCTCCAGATTTATCGTAGCAAGCACTTACTACGATTACAGGTTCGCTCTGAAGTGGGGAAACGGCAAGTTGTTAGTGGACTTATAGGTTCCAAACGATTAGGCGAATGGAAGGCGATATTCCCCCGGTCAGCGCCATCCCTGCACCCATCCAGACCCCGAGTTACCGCGGCCCGAACCCCCAGATGACCCGCCAGAGCCGCCCGTAGCGCCCCCAGAGCCACCGCCGTCCGGCCCCGGCTCGACCGGCACGCGGAGCGCCGCGGCCATTTCCCCGAGCCGCCGGAGCGTCTGCTGGCCCAGAACGTAGAGCGCCGCGAGCGAATAGACTTCGAGGTCCAGCGCTTCGTTGCGCGCGCGCGTCTTCACGTACTCGCGGATCGTTCCCTTGCCGCGGCGGTACCGTCGGATCGCCTTCTCGGAGGTCAGCTGCGCGAGGTACTCGTCCTCGGCGAAGTCGGGGAGATGCATGTAGCCGGGTCCGGGTCCTGGGATTTTCAGGCGCGCGAAGATTCGGTCCTTCGCCGTGTCGGTGCCGATGAGCCAGAGCCGAATTCGGTACGCGTTGTTCGTCGAGAACTTCCCGAGGATTTCCTTCCCGGCTTCGCTGCTGCCTTTGAGCGCGAAGATTTTCCTATGCTGGCGCGCGCGCACGAACCGATAGACGGAGTCAGTGTGCAGACCGCCGGAGTCGATCATCGTGACGGTGATATTCACCTTCTCCCCGGACGCGTGATCCCACGTCGAGAGCAGGAACGAATCAAGTTCGTTCCACACGGTCTCCTGCCCCGGATCTCCGAAGCATTGCTGGTAGGCGATGAGCCAAGATTCTTCTTTCTCGCCCCAACCCTTCACAACCACTTCGAGACGGTCGCTCTGAACGTCGACGGCCGCTGTGAGCAACCCGACGCCGTCTGGGACTTCCGCCTGATATGGTTCGAGCCTCCCCTTCAGAGTGATCGCTTCGACGGAGTCGCCCTGCTCCTCCCAAGTCTCGGCAAGTCGGAGATTTACAAAAGCTTTCAGCTTCTCTGGATTGCCTTCTTTGTTGGCCTCGTGCCACTCCTGCGCGAGTTGAAACCAATTTTCGCGCCACGGTGAGTAGAGCGCGTTGATGTGGAACCCCACCACCGGCCGGTCGGGAAACTCCGCAACCCACTCGCCGCCGTTGAGCATTTGCTGTTTGTAGCGTTCGCTGATGAGCTTCGCGCACGCGGCAGCGGCGCATTTGTAGGCGACGCTCGCCGGGTCCACTTGCCCGTCGGCGTTTACGGCATACGATAGCCGGTACTCTTTCGTCGCCGGGTCCCTCCACCAGAGCACCTGCGACGCGGAGCAGAACGGACAGCGAACGTGGAAGCGCCGCATGTCGGACCGGAGGAAGTCGCGCTCGATTGCGCTTATCCCTTTCGGCTTCGCTGGCGTTGAACCCTTGACGATTTTCCAGTCGGCGTAACCGTCCGTGCGGCGAGTGCCGATGGCCACGGGATCGCCCTCGCCGTCGACGTCTAGCGGGTAGCCGTCCACTTCATCGAAGAGAACAACGGGGACAGGATCTGAGCGGAGACCCGCGCCGGAGTTCGCGCCGGTGAGTTTAAGGAACCCGCCGGGAAATTCCTTCAGGGCGAGCGTGTTCCCCGCGCGCCGCGAAGTCGGCGGTTTTATTTTTTCGCGGAGCGCTGGGCAATTCTCGATCATCGGAGTGATCCGCTTCTTTCCATAATCTTTGGCATTTTCTATCGTCGGCTGCACGATCATCAGCGGACGGGGATCGGCATCGATAAAATATCCGCAGATGTTGTTGAGCACAGCGTCGCTGTAGCCCACCTGCGTGCATTTCATGATCACCACCTCGTGAACGAGCGGGTCGATGATCACGTCCATGAGTTCTATCTGAAACTTTTCGGGCTTGAATGGCCCAGGTCGTGAAGTCGTTCCTTTGGGAAGCACTCGATTGCGGATCGCCCACTCAGAGACGGTGAGATCGGGAGGCGGCTCATAGTGACGCCACGCACGCGCCAACATGTCGTTAAACTTCACCGCGCCAGATTGGTGAGTTTCTACTTGCGACATCCTCGCCTCTGATTTCGAGCTTGCTGGGAGCGCGTAGCCCACCTGCAATTCGAAGTGTAGTAGTGGCCGTCGTTATCACGGCGGTCAAGAGAGCGCCCACGCGGACGTGTCCCCATGTCTGAGAAAAAAGCGGCGAAGGAGCGGAGCCATCGTGAACAAACTCGAATACCCCGTGCTCCATAAAATTTCCACGCGTTGCACCTTCGGTTCGTGCACCGCTGAATCATGGAGTCCCAGGAGTGGTACTCCCTCGAAAAACTCATCCCGTGAATGCGTCGGCTACATCCGCAGGACGATGTGTGCCCAGACAGAAGATTTGTCCCTGAGACCGTCCGGGGAGACGAGCCACAAGCGCACTGAACTTTCCATCGCGACTGGCGAAGCCGTGTGCTCGAATGGAACTTCAGGACACGTAGCCGTCCAAATTTCCTGCCCGTTAGATCACGCCTCAACATGAGTCTTCACCTCCCGTTTAGACAGCCCGAGCAGAGCTTCCTTTATGCCCTTTTCGACGATGGCGTGCGCCATGACGCGCGAGGTCAGTCCGAGCAGTTCTGGGGCGACGCGAGGGGGAACGGCCATCATCCTGGCTTTGGTTGTCAGGATCAGGTCCGTCATTTCCTTTTCCACGTCTTGGATCGCCACCAGCAGACCGCGCTCCTTCGCGAGTTCCATCTCGCGGAGATCGGCGTCGGCCCGGAGCAGGCGCACGCGTTCCTCGCGTTCGCCGACGAACCCTCCATCGAGCGTCGGGACGGCTTTCTTTTCGAGAGCGTTCTGCAGATACCTGATGTACCAGAGCATGCACTTCACAGGGTCGAATTGACCGCGGCCTTCCTTCGGAAGTCCCTCCTTCACTAGCTGGTGGACGCGCTGCTCCGTGAGGTTCAGCGCCTGCGCGATTTTGACGGCGTCTGCGGTTGGCATGGGCCTATGCTTCGGATGACCTCTGGGTATCGCGACCCGCCCTGTAGCCCTTCCAGACGAAATTAAAATGCGCCTGACCGAGCGGCACGAGCGAGTACTCGAAGTTCGGAAAGCGCTTCTCCACCTGAGCGGCGACGGAGTCCAGATATTGGTTGATGGATTCCTCGGTGAAGGACATCCCTCTCCGCGCGTGGTATCGGAACAGTTGTGATCCCTGGTTGTTTTCGCCAAATACTCGGATGTTGATGACTCTGAACGACTGCTTTCCCTCGATGATGACTAGCGTCCCTCCCTCTTCGCCTTATTTCCTGTGGCTTGTTCGTAGCGAGCAATAATCACGTCGCAGAACTTCGGCTCGAGTTCGCACACGTAAGCGAGCCGGCCGTTTTTCTCACACGAGATGAGCGTCGAGCCGGAGCCGCCGAATGCGTCGAACACGAGATCGTTTTTCTTCGTCGAGTTGCGGAGCATTTTGTCTATGAGCGCGACCGGCTTCATCGTCGGATGGTCCTCGTTCTTTTTCGGCCGGGGGATTTTAACCACGGTCGTTTCGAGTTCCTGAACCTGCAGCTTCTCCCCGCGGATCTGATACCACTGGTCGCCGAGCCGGAGCCGGTAGACGTTCGGCTCCACCTGGGTGAGCGGCGCTTCGAGCATGAACTCCGCGACGGTCGTCGCCTTGCGGTCGCCGTACCATTTGTGCGAGCCGGTCGGTTTCCAGCCGTAGAGGATCGGCTCGTGCTGCCACTGGTAATCGGAGCGGCCGAGCACCAGCGCGTCCTTGCACCAGATCAAACAGCCGGAGAGCTTGAACCCTGCCTCCTTGAACGCGATCCGAAAATTCAGACCCTCAATGTCAGCGTGGCAAACGTAGACCGCCGCGCCGTCCTTCAGCACGCGGAACATGACGGAGTAAGCGCGCAGCAAAAACTTTCTGAACGGCGCGTCCTCCATGTCGTCGTTTTTGATCTTCCCGGCGCCTCCCTCGTAGTTCACGTTGTACGGCGGATCTGTGAACACCGCGTCCGCCTTCAGACCGGCGAAGAGCTTCTCGATGATGAACGGATCGGTGGAGTCGCCGCAGATGAGTTTGTGTTTGCCGAGCGCGATGACTTCGCCGGGGAAGGTGATCGGCTTCGCCGGAGTCTCCGGGATCGCGTCCTCCTCCGCGCCGGGGAGTAGACCGCCCTGCTCGATGTTGAGCAGCGCGTTTATTTCGTCGACGTCGAACCCCGTGCTCTCGAGATTGAATCCGAGCTTCGAGAGGTCGCCGAGTTCGAGCGCGAGCAGTTCCTCGTCCCACTCCGCCTCTTCATGCACGCGGTTGTCAGCGAGCCGGTAAGCCTTTACCTGCGCAGGGGAGAGGTCCACGGCCACGAGCACGGGAACTTCCTTCATGCCAAGCCGTAGAGCCGCGAGCAAACGCGTGTGGCCGACGATGATCACCGAATCTTTGTCGACTACAATCGGTTGCTTGAACCCAAAATCCTTGATGGACGCGGCAACTTTGGCGATAGCGTCGTCGTTGTGCCGCGGGTTCCGTTTGTACGGAGTGATCTTCGAGACGTCCAACATCTGAATTTTCATGACAGCCCTCTCGGTCTGTTTTTTTCTTGCCCTGGCATCTCGAAAAATCGAATCCACCGCTGCATCTCGGACCCAGCGCGAAAAACTAAACTAAAGTCCGCAAAAAAAACTCAGTCCCAGGGCATGCAACGCAATCGCCGTCACCCGCGATGGCGGCACGCACCGGCAGGGACCCAAACGAAAGCGAACCGTTAAGCCACCCTCCGAAGTGCGCTTTGCAAGGAGCAGTTGTGAGAAACACAGATGAACTCCCAGCCTTAAGACTCAGATCGTCAAAGCCAGTGCCATGCATCTCCCAACGGCCTGGTCCAGGCGCCGTTTGCGTTTGTGGAACACTCGGCTTCCAGCAGATGATGCCGTGAGTTCCAATCGTACCTCTGTTTGCTTTGAAGCACACCGGGCACAGGAACATGACGCCGTCGGCGTCAGCGATTGACTCGACATCTGTGTGGTAGAGATCACTTTTCATCAGCTTAAGAAACTGAGGTTCGAGTTCTTGAAGTCTCATAACGATCCCGCTTTCTTGAGGATTTCCTTCGTGAATTCCTCGGTGAAGATCGGCGCGAAGCGCTCGCCGATGACCTGCAGCATGGCGTTTTTTAAGTGGATGTGGATCGGGATTTTCGCGTTCGCTTTGAACGAGTAGATCAAAACCGTCGAGCCTTCCTGCTCGCCAGCGCCGACGCGTTGGAAAATGCCGACGTTCGGAATCAGGAAAGTTTTTTTGCGGCCCTTCCGATTGTCGAAACGCAAATTCGTGTAGCGCAGCGCCGTGGTGACCGATTCTGGAAAACTCGGCCGTGCGGCTTCGCCGGTGAGCGGTACTGCGATTTCTGGACCGGCGCTCGGCGCTTTGACGCCTCCCTCTTCGAGAAAACCGAGCAAGAGCGGCGCGCCTTGAATTTTCGTATCCACGCCGATGATCGCGGAGAGGTTCGACACGCGCGAGTACTGCAAAATCTTGATCCGATTCAGAATGAAGCGCTTCCTGACCTGCAGATCGGCGGCGACTTCCTTCTGGCCAGCGTCGACCGCTTCCTTCGCGGTTCGAGTGATCGCATTGTTCGTCGCGTATGGCAGCTGCCGGAGCACGGCCGCGGTGAGTTTCACGACCTGCTCGGCGTCAACGTCGACCGAAATTTTCATAGAATCACCTCGTAGTTCACCCGGATGCGATTCGCCGCCCACGCGCCGGACAAACCGAGCCGGAGCATCTCGTGCAGCGTATCCTCGCGATTCGTAAAACGCTGCGCGAGCTTGATCTGGTACGTCACATCGAACGCCTGAGCGTTTCCCTTCGGAGCCACAATCCAACACGGCGGAAAAGCGCCCACGTACTCGATAACCCACTTCTCTGCCGACATTCGTATCTCCCTTTTTTCCTGACTGGTAAAACGAGAACGATGATGACAAAAGAGAGAGTGAGCCACACGTCGAAATACCTATGCACGTGCTTCCTCCTCACCTTCCGATTCGACGAACAGCGGAACGCCGGGGACGATTTCCTTCAGAGCTTCCACCGCTCCCGCCGCCACTGCGTCCCGATTTGCTCGGGTGTCCGGCTTGCCGAGCATATTCAGGATCCCAGGGATGTCGATGTGGAGATGCTGCTGATCGTCAACGTAGGCCCACGAGTTCAGAACTCTCAAAATAGCCTCGGATTCTGTCGCTCTTTCGCGACTTTCGCTCTTTTTTTTGCTTGGGATTTGCTGAGACCGTCAGCATCCACTTTCGGACCGTTCTCCAGACAATGCGCGAGCCGCCCATCAAAAACACGATGCTGAGTCGTGCGATTACAGGTGTTGCACCAGTACGGAGCCTCAGTCGTAGCTTTGGGATAGTGGTGTGGCATCGCGCGCGCCTCTCCTACTTCGTCAGCGCGGCCGCGCCGCCGAACGTCAAAACCCAGAGCAAAATGAAAAACCCGCTAACGAAAACGTAGCCGCCGATTGTGACGTTGCGGTCCTTCGAGCCGTAATAGATCACCAGCCCGATGATCACAGCGAGGATGGGAATTAGGTACATCAGAGTGTGTTGGTTCATTTCGAGTCTCCTTTTTTTTCTGAAGGTCTCACCGCATAAACTTTTTTGTGGTCCGTGCGCCGCGCGCCGAATTCGATTCGGAAAGCGATAGCGTCCTCCGGCGATTTGATCTGCGAGAGCCGGTACTCGCGCGCCTCTTCCAGCCAGCGCCTCTCCTGATCCCGATTAGCAATCCAGTCGACCATTCGGTGCCTTTGCCTTTCCCTCGTCAGGAGGTTTTGCTTTTGAACTTCGCCGCAATCGCCGTGGCTTGATCGCGGAGCAGTTTCCGGCGCGCTTCGAGCGCGGCGGCGTTTTCCACCGGCGAAGAGCGAGCGGAAGCGAGCGTGTCGCCGTAGATTTTCTCTTCAGGTTTACTTCTTACTTCTTTGCGGGGACACATCTGTCCCCACGTAAGGGACACATCTGTCCCCACGGGAGCAGTGGATTTCGACTGCTTTTCCACAGCAATTCCGACGGCTTTTCCACGAGATATCGACAGAGGCTGTGGGAGCAAAAGCGACAGCTGAACGGCCTGAGGCGGCGCGGCGTTCGCCCACTTCGCGGACCCGAGCAGCACCACGCGAATGCCGTCGCACATCCCGGCGCGCTTCACATGCACGAGACCGGCGCGCTTGAGCTTCGCCATGTGACGCTTCAGCGTGCGGATCACAGGACGCTCGTCGGGGTTTCCCGGCCATCGCGCGAGCAGCCACGCGTAGGAGATGGGATGCCCGTAGAACACGCGCCCAGCTGCGTCGGTTTGGTTGTCGATGAGCAGATCGTGAAGCGCGGCCGCGGACCCCAGCCGCCAGAGAGCAGGACGGTCGGGATGCACGGCGACGAATCGAAACTTGGACACTTGGCCTCCGGGGATAGGGCTCGCGAGGTTCCCATGATTCGGGAAACGAGAGAAGCGGCCTGACTGTGCAAACCTGAGGATTTCAGCTCTATCACAAAGCACCTCTGTTCGCGCGGATCGCCGCGCCGCAAAGTTCTTCGACGTCGGTCGCGCTCCACGCCACGAGCACGAGCGCGCCGCGCCGATGTTTCGCGAGCAGGAACTCAAGCTGCTCCTTCGAAGCCTGACCAGCGCGCCGGATCACCTTCCGTTTTCCGTCGAGCCATGCCGGAGCTTTCACTTCGATATAAAGCGAACGGCCGCTCGGCGCGAGCGTCGCCTCCAGATCGGAAAAGCCTGACGGGATTTCGCCTCCGGAGGGAGCGCGCACGCCGGTGAGATCGATGCCCCGCGCCTGCGCCGCTTTGACCATGCGGCCGCGGTGACGCCGACCTCCTGCGTCGATCGGCACGGCGTCGACGTGGTACAAGGCCATTAGGGAGAGAATGTCCGACTGCACCTGGGCCTCGCTGATTTGGCTCATCAGGTAGAGATCGGAGTAGCGACCGCCGATGAAACGCCACGGGAATGGAAACGGCTCGATCACCTGGGCTCCTTTGAATCCATCCACTGCGCGAGCCGAACGTAGGCGCTCGAATACCCGCGCTTCTCTTGAAACTCGATGGAGCCGCGGCATACTTTATTAGAGCCGTCGCCGGTCGCCGTCGTCGTTTTGTGACACGGGAAAAATTTCCCCTCGCTGAGTGCAGAGAGGATCGCCTTCCATCTCTTCGGCCGAAGCGCCCGCCGGAGCGCCAATCCCGGACCAGAAGTGTGGAACGGACAGTGGGTGCATTTTTTCGGCATGCACCGTGCGCCGAGTGCTCTGCGTTTCATTCGCTACCTCGCGGACAACTAACGATTCGCCGCCTTGCCAGCGGCACACCACCACTCGCGCCTTCACTCTTCCGGCTCCGTTTTTTTTTGCGGCCGGCCGATTTGGCGAAGATCGTCGAGAGCTTCGCGCATTGCCTCGTAAGAGTTCATCGCCATGCTCTGCCGCGCGTCGCGCAGCATTCCCTGCAGCACAGCCGTCAGGCGCGAGTCCAGGCTGCTCGCCGCGGCCATCCGTTCTACGCGCGCGATTTCCTGCATGAGTTCAGCGATGATGTTCGGCATTCTGCTCCTTCGGATGTTTAGGACAGAAGTCCTTGTCGCCGACGCGACGCGCGCACTGAACGCAGACCGGAGCTTCGCAAGTGATCGGATCGCCGCCGAGCGTGCGGCCGACTTCGAAGTCGCAAAGCAGCGTGGCGCTCAGAACGATTCCGTCCCACCTCAAGCGCGATGGGCAAAACTTGCACTTCGGATAGCGACCCGCGGCGTGCTTCACGATGGCGACCGGCTCGAAGCGCTTCGCAGAGATGAACTCAGCGGGACACCAAAGCATCACGGTCTCGTGAGCCGCGAAAGGCTGATGGCAGTTCCGGCATTTGACGTGGACCGGAGAGCGAGGATCGCCGGGAACATAGGCCGAGCGAATCGCCTCGCCAGATGCCACGCTTTCCGCATTTGCGGCCTCGTGGGGAGCCGCGAGAGCCGGATGGTCGGCGGTCGCGGAAACTGTTGATTCTTCGCCGGGTTGCGCGCCGGAACGCGGTTGTTCGTGAGCCATATTTCCTCCAAAACCACAGGACACTTGGTCCTTGCGAGTCCAAATGTGCCTATCTAAACCAAAAGCATTCAAGGCATTGCGGACGGCGTAATTCAACTCGTTTTTGAGTGCCGTCTGGTGCCACTCACAATCGCCATGAACTCGTCACGGTCAAACGAATTTTGCTGAAGTCCAGCGAAGGCATCCGAAACGTACCGCGCCGCTTTATTGATTCCGGCGAGGAGCATGTCCGTGTTCGAAGTGTCGTCATCGTGGCGCAAGACATCCCGTCGTGCGGCCTGCAGTTTTAGCGCAACTAATTTAGCGACAGCCGTCATCGAACCGCCCTCCGCACTCGCGCACTTCGCCGCGACCGCCAGACCTCAAAATTGTGCCGGAGAGCCAGCTGCTCACCTTGCGACGCGAGCCGCTGCGTGAAGTAGTAGTCCCACTTCGGATCGCCGAACCATTCGACCATCGCCCGGAAAGAGAACAGTTCCCACCCTAGAGCGAACGTCACGCCGACGTGGAACGGAGCGCGGACCTTCACTTTGCCCTCCAGAATCCGCCGCCGACTTCTTGCACCTCGCCCTGATCGCGGAGACCCTGCAGCGCTTCCCACACGTCGTCGAGCCGGACCTTCAAGAGCCACGCGAGGTCCCCGGCCGTGGCAGGAGTTCCTGTGAGCCGGAGCGCCTGGATAATGCGCTCCACGAGCGGCAGTCTCTCCCACAGCTTCAGCTGCTCCGCGGGAATCCTCACCGGCGTCTCCTTGGTACCGCCGCCTCGACGTTCATCTTTGCGACCGCCGCCTTCCGGTGATCGGCCGAGAGATGCGAGTACCGCATGGTCTGCACGATGGACTTGTGGCCGAGCAGTTCCTGCACAGTGCGGATATCGACCCCGGCCATCACGAGCCGCGAGGCGAACGTGTGCCGGAGATCGTGCCAGTGGAAGTTCGAGACCCTCGCCGCTTTCGCCGCGTCGGTCAGCCAGGTCCTCCAGTCCCTCTTTTGCGTTCCATCGTTGTCCGGACAGACGAACTCGCGCTCGCCGGAGATCGTCTGCAATTTCACGAGCGCCGCAATTGCCGTGGTGTTCGCGACGATGTGGCGCCTGCCGGTCTTCCCGTTGACCGTCAGATTTCCCCGTTCAAGGTCGATATCTTTCCATCGAAGCCAGAACTGCTCGCCGCGGCGAATCCCCGTGTGCAGCGCCAGGTCGAACTCCCACTCGTGCGAATCGACGTGGAACTCCCGGCGGATTTTTTCTTCCTCCTCCGGCCGGAGCCAACGGAGACGGGAATCGTTCTCCTTGTAGCGGCCGACGCGAGCGACCGGGTTCGCGGAAATCAAATTCGTTTTGAGCGCGTGACTGAACACGCTGCTGATGAACGAGCGGTAACGATTGAGCGTGGAGTTCGAAAGAGGTTTGTCCTTCAGCTTCGCGAGCACATGCTCGATGACCTCTGGGGTGAGTCGGTCGTAACGCATCGCGCCGATGTGAGGCACGAGCTGGCCCAGGCGGATCGTGTCGGTCGCGATGGTTTGGGGAGCGAGCCGGAGAGCCTTCCGCTTGATCGTCTCCTCGGCCAACTTTTTGAAAGTCCACGCGCGCGTCTGCCGCGGCGGAATGTATTCGCCCTTCTTCACCTGCAGCCTGCGAGCCGCCAGCAAATCGAGAGCCGCCGCTAGTTTTCCCGCCTTCTCCCGCCGACGCATGCCGGTGGTGTCGGTGTAGGAAACCCAGTGAATGCCGCTGTTCGGCGGTCTCTCGAAAATGCCGGGGATTTTGCTCATGGCTACTCGATGAATCCCCACTTCGGCGAGACCGCGATTTGCAGGCTGTTGCTCGTGACCTTGCCGTTGTTCGTTGACATACTCCCCGACGCCGAGACCTCGACGACTTGCGACGGGTCCTGACCGGCCAGAGCTGCGTCGATCATGTGCGCCGCGGCCTGGCGAATCGTCTCCTCGGGCTCAGCGCATTTACTGGCGTCAGCAAACTGCTTCGCGACTTTCTCGGCAACCGCTGGCGCTCTTCCAAAAACAGTTCCTATGCTCCAAGACATCGTCATTTCTCCTTTTCGATTTGTGAAAAACTGCACCGCGCGAGTACTCGCCTTTAGCAGGGGGTTTCCCCGCGCGGCTCCTTGTCGACAGGAACTCAGCTGATGACCGGGACCTTGTCGCCGAACTTCGCCGCGAGCCAGGTCTTCAGAGCGGAGTACGCGCCTAGTTTCCAGCGACCGCCGTCGGCCTCGAAGAGCGCGAGTTTCGCCGTGCCGCCATCGACGCGAGCGCGGAAAACGAAGGTCGACAGCACCTGGTCGATTTCAGCGAACGTGCGATACGGCGCGAGGTTCACGAGCGGCTTCAGGACCGTCTCCGCCTTCAGAGCGATGCCCTGCCGGACGGCGACACGCTGCGCGAACCCGTCGTCCTGATTGTCGGCCGCGTTTTCCGCGGTAATCTTGGAGGCGATTTGCAGCACGTAGTCGAGGTCCTTCACAAACGAACCGTCGTCGGCCTCCACCTTCACGCGTTGGAAGTTCGCCTGCGCGCCGATGATGAATTGCTCCGGGTCGAGCCACGCGCCGAACGGGAAACCTTTGCATTCCGGGTAGGTCGCCTCCGCCCAAACGCGGCGACGGCCGTGATCGTCCGACTCCCGCGAGAGCAGACCGACGGTCGTCGTCGAATGGATGTGGCAGAGCAGATCGCCCTTCGAGTGAGCGTCGTCGAGTTCCCCGGCCCACAGGTCCACTAGACCCTGCAGCGTCGAGCACTCGACCGCCTTTGGAGACGGCGGGTAAATCAGTTCCAGCTTTTTGTCCGTGAATTCGAGCTCGCCCACCGTGTGAATGTTCGGCGGCGCGAGCGCGAGGACCCGGTCGATAGCTTCTTTGATCATCTTTTCCTCCTTCGAGAAAAGTGGTGAAATCTGGTGAATTGTGGTGAACGTGGCCTAGTTCGTTTTGTCGCCGGACGCCGCGGACTTCCCGTCGAACATTCTGATCTGCTTCGGATCGTGAGGGACGGCGACCATCACGAGACCCTTCCGCTGCAGGAACACCGTGCCCTTCACCGCGTTGACCGGGACGACCTTCGACTTGCAGGAGAACGTCACCTGCGCGCCGGAGCGGTCCTCGAACGGCTCGATGGTGAACTCGAGCGTGATCTTGCGCTTCGCTTCGGCGTCGGTGTTCACGTCGCCGATGTTCGCGAGGACTTCAGCGAACTCGCGCTGGAACACTTCCTCGACCGCGCCGCCGCAAAGATTGCTGAGACTGACTTGTTCTTTCTCTTCCATGAGTCGCTTTCCTCCTCGTGAGTGTTGGCCTTTGTGGATCGAGTCAGACGCGCGCGGGTTCAGGTTTCAGGGAAGAGGTCGTGTAGCGTTCGCTTTCGACCTCGCGGAAGTGCTGATAGATTTCGTCCAGGGAGAGCGCGACGCCGCGCTGCTTCGCGAGCTTCTGGATTTTGAGCGCGTTGGCGGGATGGGGAGACGTCGAGCCGCGGAGCCAGTGGTAGATCGCGGACGGGTTGACCGCAAGCCGGCGCGCGAGTTCCTCTACACCGAATCCTCGAACGAACTGGTCGAACTTGGTCGGCTCCTGCGGTTTTTTCGACACGAGCGTCTCCCTTCGCGTTTTCATAGATTTAGGGGGATGAAGATGCGGTCAGAGTATGGCGTAGCTATTAGGGAACCCGTACGGATACGGACCGCATGACGATTCCCAAATCGCTCAGATACAATCATCCTGACCGCTCTCCTTCCCCCGGCACTGCCGTAAAAAATCGTAGCGTTCATTTCGGTCACTTCCGCGGAGCTTCGACGTCCGGACCCGGATCATTCACCTTGAGAAAAAAACGCTTCCCTGGAATCGCCTCCATCCGGTCCTCGTCGAACCACCTCGCCTCTTCGAACGTGCCTCCCTTTTTTTTCACTGGAGGCTGCACCAGAAGTTGATTGCATCCGGTGATGTACTGGACGCGGCCGGTCACCATTCCTTCGAAACCAGTGATCCTGTCGCGGACCTTCAAACCGAGAACGTTCTCCATTTCTCCTCCTTGAATTTTCCACAAACACACTTATCCCCATGCGCTTCATAGGTTTAAGGGTATGTAGATGCGATTCGGATGTTGCTGCTGGAGTTCTGTAGCTATTTCGTAACCCGTATGGATACGGACCGCATGACGATTCCCAGATCGCTCAGATACAATCATCCTGACCGCTCTCCTTCCCCGGGCACTGCCGTAAAAAATCGTAGCGTTCACTTCGAATCCCATTTCCACTCCGCTTCGCAATTTTCGCGATATCGCAGAATCTCTCTGTCGAACGCGTGGGATTCTCGATGGTTCTTCAACAGATAGCACCTGAGACCTTCGCCATTAATTTCGTCGCACTGCTCTTGTTCGTGCCCTTGGCAGACACTCACGGGATCGAAGTTTTTTCCATTCACTGGAAACTGATATCTCTCCCGTCGACCGACGAGCACGGCATGATGCCGGTTGCCATCCGTATCGATTGGCCCAGTGTTATTTTCAGCGTGACAGATCGTGCTCCAGCTTGTCGGTCGTGGAACTGGAACTTCTTCCCCGCAAAATACGCAATGTTTATGGCCCATCTTGCACTCCTCAGACTTCTTCAAACGCACCTATCCGTCTATGCTTCATAGGTTTAAGGGGATATAGATGCGGTTAGGATGTTGCTGCTGGAGTTCTGTAGCTATTTCGTAACCCGCACGGGAACGGGTTTCCATTGCTCCACAAAAAACCGGCGCGGTCA